CATTTGTTTAAAATCAAATCTTCTATCAATGTCTTTGAGACTACACGTACTACACTATCCAACCTGAAACACCAATCATCCATAATTTTTTTAGCTCTTTCACCAGCATGACCATTATCATATGCCTCTACTAATATACTTCTCTTATAGGATTTTATCTTACCATTTGATGTTTCATCGAAATAATTACAATCACACTTGAAGAAAAATTTCTCTTTCCTTGTTTCTTCATTTAACAAGTACAAACCATCAATCTTTAAAAGATCTATAGGAAGTATATCAATATTATTAGTTGTCAAATTGATACCCCATTTTGTAGCAAGAGCTTCAGCTTCTGTATAATTGACAGCTTCGATCAATACATGTCTGTGATAATTCTTCATTTTACCAGGACGAGGATCTTCTCCATCCTCGTCCCAATAATTTATTGTACAATCAAAATACATTATACTAACTCCTCTTCTATTTCATTAATACATTCGTAAGTTTCAATTCCCATCTCTTTACATGCAAAAGCAGTGAAATCAACATACATACAAAATTCATCAACCTCGACTATATACCAACCATCGTTATACATTACATAACCATCTTCATAAATAGTTTGGATTAACGTACGACCATCTTTCAAAACAGAACTAGCTAATTCATAAGGGTTTCTGATCGTACCATTGTCACAATCAGATATATCATTCATCGCCTTCAATGCTCTGTTTGCCAACTTTCTTCTTGTGTCAAATTTTTCTGTATAAATGTGAGTCGATTTCATTTTATATCTTTTTTTGATTATGCTGTAAAGGTCCGACTAAATATTAGTCGGACCAACAGTTAATGACAACATTTTTTCAAAAAAGATATATTTTTCTTTGCAAGCTCGATCTGTTTGTCTGTCATACTAAGTTCAAAGTAATCCTTTGGAGTAGGATATCTTACGAATGGATCGTTTTCAAGGTCTAAATCATTGATTGCAGCTAAAATAGGATAGCAACTATCAGTTGATCTCATATTCGAGAATCCTTTGTACATAAGAAACTCTCGACAATCACTCATACCTAAGCAATGATAGTTCTTTTTATAGATCAAAGGATACTTTTGTAACTCATATACCATTATAATACGTG